TAATGTTTTGCGAACCAGCTGGCTGTGGATAATTTGTATCATCAGCAACGCTTCGCATAACAAGTCTTACGACAGTTGGATTAACACCTATGTTTTCACTTATTAGTAATGTCTTGTCATATATACTACTTGGAGCAAATTTATTGTCAGACATATCTCTAAGCACTGGAGGGTTGGTAGATGTATTGTATAAACTATTTCCATTTAATATAGTACTGTAAAATCCACCAGGACTAAGAGTACTTGCATTTCCTACTGAAGACTGCAATACAAGTTGTAACTTATCTCCATTTTTATATCCAAGATTCTGGTTAAAAATTCCTTCTGGAGAAGCAAAACCAATTACGTCTGACGGAGCATTATGCACATAAGCATCTCCAAGACCCCTTGGCATATAGTATAGCCCAAAACCAGTATCCCATTGTGTTGGATTAACTAAGCCCTGAGCTCTTATAGTCTTATCTAACTCTTTTCTCTGTACTCTTACTATTTCATAACCAGAAACCTCGTCTTTTATGTCATCTGGTATTGTAATATCAAATTTTACATATAAAGGACAAGAATAAATATCAGATGCATTATCCATAAAGAACGTATTAAAGTCTTTATGGTGAACACCGTCATCGTCTATAAACAAAGTATAACTTGGCGTTTCTTCATAAATGTCTGGCATCTTAATGTCACCTATCCATTTAACAGAAGACCTTATACCCTTCTTATTATAAAATACTATTCCAAATCTATATGTTTCATTACGTCTATAGCCAGTAAACTGACCAGAGTTAAATGGACTTGCATACCCACAGAAGCTATTCTTATTGTCTACAAAGTCTTCACCCATATAGTATTGGTAACCTTGAGTTCCCCAATATTCATTGCGTGGTTCTTCCCTAAAGTTTCTTGGGTCTACTATTCCAGATAAAGCACCAAGTTTTAAAGGCATTACACCTATCTCATAATTTACGTTTGGACCAGAACCACCTAATACCTTTGTTCCCTTTTTATATTTATATATATTCTGGTCTACATTAATAGTATTTAATGTTTTATCTGGTGGTGCTGAAGGACTATATATGTTTGCGTCTAGATTAATATCTATTGCATAGTGTGGATTATAGTCGTTTTCTTTTAATTCAGCGTAATTGTTTAATGGATTAAATGGATCGTATAAATTAAATCTATAAGCCCTGGCATCAAAATCAACGTCAAATAATTCACCAGAAGTATTACCAGTAATTAAAAGATTGTTCTTAGTATCAAAGCTCTTGCACCTAAAAGCAATTTTGTTATATATACTTAACTCATCTACAGTCATCGCTCTGATGATAGAAGTTCCGTCATCTACAAAAACCATAGTATTAGATGTTATTTCTTCATCAAATACTTGACTCGTCTCTGGTTCTGAATTACCATCTTTATATAGAAATGAGTAGACCTTGATATATTTATATCTCTTGTCTATATTTCTTACCTTAATAGAGACACCCTTTCCAGAGTTCTCAGTTCCAGCTTCACCATAATAGTTGTAATCTGTCTTATCAAAGTCACTACCTATTGCAAGGTGAATAAGGTTGCTTAATGGAGATATGTTTGTCTCTGAACCATATTTATTATATAGGCTATATGCATATTGTATTCTACCACAAGGTAGATTTCCAGATACCATATTGTCTAACAATGGTTTATATGAAAAATTAACATCTCCTAGTATGTCTAATGTTTCTGGTGTATAAGCAAATGCGTTAGCATCAGCATAATTAAAGCTACGTAGATAATTATTATTATCTGTAAAATACACCTTCTTGCACTCATCATTCTCTATACTACCTTTGGCATCAAAGATTGGATGTGCTAAAGAAAAATTAAGTTTGTTATTATATAATAGTTCTATTGTTGCTGATGGTGGAGTCGCTGCTTCATTAAAGTTTAACTTCCATATCTGTCCAGACTCTTGAACATTATTATTAGGACAAGTAAATAATACTATATCATTTCTTGCATAAGTATATCCTATGATATTTAAGTCTGTCTCAGAAGATAACACTAACTCATTTGATATTACACCAGTTGTTGATAGAGTAAAGCCTAAATGAGTCAAATCTTTCGAATATATCAGCATCCAATACCTATTATAACTAATAGATAAGTACGGATATTGTTGTAACAATGTTGCTGAAATACTACTATATAATTCTAATTCTGACCTAAATTGTGATGCATTAAACCATAAGTTTGTATCTATTCCATCTATTGTAATAGTCTCTGCAAGTATAGGCATAGCACCATTTTCTGGAAAGTCATACTTTAAAGAATATACATTAGATGTTTGTAGTAATGACTTATCAACAGATTTAATATTACCTTTTATATTACCCAAAGAACCGGACTGGCCATCTTTATCGGAAAGTATTCTTAAGTTTTCTGCATGCCTATATTGTTTGTCACTAATAACAGCGTCAGCGGCGTCCTTATTCATTCCGCCTGTAAAAATAAAGGTCTTGTTTTTTCTTAAATCTGCCATTATATATTATTTATACGAATTCGTATTGTGTTTTATTTGTGTTCTTTCCAGTTAGTTGTGCATATATTGTTCCATATTGTAATTTTTTATCAGAACATAAATCAACTAAACAGTCATATGTAAAACCACTTGACAGGTCTATAACCATTCTTGCCATATGGTGTTTTCCTCTTTTTTGAGCATCTCCAATTTTGCGCTTATGTTCTTCAGATATATGCATTCCTTTTGTATATTGATTGCCAATCATTCTTTTAGATTGCTCTTCTAATTCTTTTTGTGTCTTTTTTCTTCCAGTATTTGCTTTTATTATAGCATCTATTGTTTTTTGTGATGGGGCTCTTCCTTTATTTGCAATACTAATTTTATCTTTATGTTCTTGTGTCATATGTTGTGCTGCAAATCGCAACTTTTCTCTAGTCTCCTCACTAATCACTCTATTTTTTAAACACAATATTTGTTCTTCTGATAACTTTCTTCCTTTGAGTTTAACAGATATTGCCATTTTGTGTTTGTCGCTTAGTGGTCTATGCGAATGTATTAAGATTTCTAATACATGTTTTGGCATTTTTACACCTTTTTGTCCAAGACCTCCAATTGTACAGTTCATGCCATTAGAGTTGTCTTTTGCAAATGATTTGTATTCTTTAATATATTTTGCCTCTAACTCATTTAATTGAGACTGATCGCACTCTTCTATAATTTCAAAGTTGTGATTTTCAACGCCGTGTTTTAAAAAACTATTATATAATATAGTTTGTGTTTTACACAAATATTTTTTGTAATTGTAATGACGTTTTTCTATATCTTTACTCTGGCCAATGTAGATTTTTCCACTTGGACTTGTAATTTTATATATACCACAGATTTTGTTTTTCATAACTTATTGATAATTACTACTTTCCGAATACTCTGTGAGCATCTATATTCGGAATTAACTTTATAAACTGTTTCTTAATCTGTTCCATCTTATCAATATTTGGAGTATTTCCATCTCCCTTGGCTTGTCCACAATACCACAACCATTCTCTCTCTGAATGTTGAAAAACTTTATCAGCTATCTTTCCTGTTCTCCAAGCCTGATAGTCAAGTTTCATTATAATATATTTTGTTACAGCATTCTTATATGAATCCTTGTCTGGTATCATGGGAAACCCATTTTTATCTAATGGGACAGCTTGGTATGCTATACATACCTTACCTTCTTGTACGTTTAATGTAATATAGTTATCATTAATATCGAATGTATATGGTTGTCTTAAGCCTTTTAGATTACCACCAGATAGGTTTGAGAATGTGTTACCCCAGTTATCAGTAAATAAACTAACGTCTTCTGCTGTACTATTCTGTGTGGTACACATACATCCATCTAAAATATGGTGAAATGTATTTCCAGCATATCTTGCCGCATAGCCATTAACAGCTATCTGTTCCAATTTGTGGAAGTCACAAGGTAACTTAGCCTTAAAGTCAACTATATCCAAACAAGGATTTTCTAGGTCTCCAGTAACCTTTCTAATATATTGCTGATAAGCACCTATTGCATCAAGAGCTTCTCCAGCCCATACAACACAATCTTCCCAGTTTATATCGTCAGCCATTCCAGTGTCTCTGAAAAGCTTTTCTAGTATTTCATAGATAGATGCATATTTATATATCATAAGTAGTAGTCTGTTAGATTGTTTTTTAAAAGGTACGCCAATCTTCTTTTATTTTTCCTAGTAGCCTCGTAACAATAAGCCGTTTTGTTTACAGCATTACAAGAATCTTTTTGCCAATAAAATCTATATCTATAATTGTTAGTATGGTCGTTCATATGATAAATCTTCTTATTATATTTCTTTGTCATAGCCCAATCTATCTTACAGCTTGAACCTTCCTTAAAACTCATCTTGACTTTCTTAACCCTTATAGTTCCAAGTCTTTTAGGAAGCTTAAACGACTCAGAATCTTCAAGCATACACTCAAAGATTCTTTTATTAAAAGTATATAAGACTTTTTTAAATGTTTTTTCGTCTATATTTAACTCATCATTCTTATGCATATCATGATAGTAGTTATAGATATCATCTATGGTATAATCAATCTGAATCTTATTTTTAGACCTATTTTTCATTATTGTTTATTAACTGTTGTTTCTGTTTCTGATTTTGCATCTCCTTCATTATCAGTAGTTGCATTTAGAATAATTTTAAAATTACCCTCAATTATCATCTTCTCCATAATTGGAATCATCCAAGAACTTATTGGATATGCACTATCATCTGAAAAACAAGGTTGATTACTACAATCAGTATAGTTTGCTAATTCCATTGGGTCTTCAAAAACACCATAGATAGTTATCTTCTCTATTGGATTAGAATTTATAATCCATATATACCCATCAAAATAAAAAGCTTTTGGATTAGATTTTGCATACTTATTATATCCAGTCCAAGGGGCTCTAAACATATTGATGATACTAAAAGACCTTGCGTTCATTTCTATAGAAGAGACCTTTGTTATAAGGTCTCTCATATCTGTTTCTATTGGCTTTGGTATTCTATTCTTAGTTCTTAATATAGAACATCCTACTGGTACGTTACATGGACAGGTAGAGGCATCCACAGTTATAACATCAACACAAGGCAGCATCTGTATTATATTCCCAGATATCGTTCTTCCTTTTTGGATGTCTTGTCTAATTAGTATTGCCCGTGTGTTCCTTACCCAGAACTGGACTTGTCTGTAACTGATGTTTTCATCATCAGATAAGACTCCTCCACGAGCCATATTAAGTAAGTTGTATGCAAGTTGAGATAATGTAGTAGCCATATTAATTTCCGTTACTAACTAATAGTTGTTTATTTTTATCTAAAACAGTTTTACGACCCCTTGATAATGCACCGCAGTCAAGACATCTAAAGTTCTTATATTTACAAGTCTGTGTAAAGTAATAATATCCATCAAACTTTAAATGAGTTCCACCACAATGAGGACATACTGCTTCTACAGAATCTGTATACAAGTTGTAATTAGGGTGTCCCTTGATATATGGTCTCATTATAAGATATATCTCTTCAAGCATTTCTACGTCATGCCTATTATATGTCTCCATTTCAAGTAATGCTTTATCATCACCAAGCAAACATCTTTTCCATAAATCAAAAGAAGTTCCTATTTTGCCTGGAATTCCAAACAATTTTGCTAGTGCATCAAGACCATTATGAGTAAAACCAAACTGTGACTGTGCTACAGCAAGAGTATCTATCTGTTTAAAATTAGATGCTGGTGGAAAACCATGTAAAATAAATCTTGTCTGAATATTTGGTATGTCAAACTTCCTACCATTATGAGCAATTACAACATCTGCTAAAGATAGTATATGCCATAATTCTTCAACTATTCTTACGTCGTCTTCATTCATTGCTTCTTGTCCGGTTAGTCTGCCTGAATACATTGTATCATCTCCAAGCCACTTACAACTATAAGTTAAAATGAACCATTGAGAACTAATTTGGTCTGGGCTTATTCTTGCTTTCCAAACCTGTGTCTGCCATACATATGCTAAACACGGACTTGTCTCAATATCAAGAATTAGTATCTTTGGTTTGTTGGTATTCGTATTTACAGATTCTGTTTCATCTGCTCTGTGTCTTTTCCATAAAAATCCGCCAGACAATTTACTATTGTCTGCTGCGCGTCTAACTGTGGACTCATCTAGGCTGAGGTCTCTTGCAGCCTGTGTTGTTGACTGATATTTACAGATGAATTCTCCGTTACTTGAATACTTATAAACTGGTCTACTCATAAAAAATGTTTTAGTTTGAATACAAAGATACGAAATAAATTACTAAAAGTCAAGTATTTTGTTGTTTTTTATTTACCAAGTATATGGTCTTTTCTTTTCTACCGTAGTAGTTGTCCCTACTTTTTTAATTTCACTTATAATGTTTTTCTCAGAATCTGTTATCTTATTATTTGTTGGTATCTGCTTTGCTGAATCATAATTCTGTAATATTGTTACCACATCTGATGCCGTCAATGAAGTAATACTACTAATTTTAGCATCTAATTTATCTAATATCCATTCTAATATACTGTCAGAAACTACAGTCCCAGTAGTAAGATAATCCCAAACATCAGCAGCAGTTATTCCACCACCACCACTTGTTAATGTCCTTGTAGCATAAGTCCAAAAGTCCTGCGGTGTCATTTCCATTGTTCCTACTGTATTATCCGTAGGTACATTCTTTGCTACACTTGCTGGCGGTGGGACTATTAGTGTTCCTGTTAATTCTGATGCAGCACCATAGGTTGTTCCATCTCTTACATCAGTGGTTGCAGGGTTTCCTAATGGCAAGCCTGCTGTGTAAAATGTTCTATCATTACCTATAATATTTTGTAGTGTAATTAATGACGGCATAGAATCATCAGAATAAAAACTATAAACCAAAATTGGAAATATATTATTATAACCATAAATATTTCCTTTTAATGTAAGTTCTGATGCAGGAGCATATATGGCTGCTTTTATTATGCTTGAATATACATCACCATTAATAGTTACAATAGACGTACTATTCGCTTGTAATGCATAAGATGTTGAAGCGTAACAATTTCCATTTATTGTGCATAAACAAGCAGCTAACAAAAAAACACCAGTTGTATTTGCTCCAGATAAACCACCATAAATATTACCTGTAATGTTAATTGTGCCGTTTGTTGTATTATATATACCATTATTTTGGTTTGTTCCAGTA